AGCGCCGATTTACCCCCGAAGTGCTGGTGAAAGTTTTTAGGGGGCAGGAAAGAGGTGCTAGATGGGCGAGAATATGACCGTACAGGACGAGCTGGAACTGCTAAAACAGCGCGATGAAGAATTGAAAAAACTGGTTCGAAAAGAAAAGCGTCGTCTGATCAAATTGTTGAAGGATGCCGGGGCTCCTGAGACTCAGATCAAGATGCTGGACCCAGTTGCTTCAAATGTTGCCTGGATGAAGGTCAAACTTGACCGCTCGATGGAAATGCTTGAAGGACAGCCAGTTACAAGTCAGGGCTTCAAGCAATACGAACAATTATGGAAAGCATACATGCAGGGAATGAACAAGATCCTTGAAGTGCTTCCGAAAGAGAAGGCCAAGGTCGAGACAGAGAAGGAAGAGGAAAAGGCTCCTGCGAATGTTTTGGAATTGGTGAGATTAAGACATAAAAAGGAGGCTTAGATGAAGGGAAGTCAAGAGCCCAACATCAAGATCGAGCCTTATCGCATCACTACGGACGGAGGAGACGCGGCGCTTCTCATGGAATCTTATGGATGCGTGCCAGATGATTGGCAGCAATTGATTCTTGATTGCTGGCTTGGCAAGGATGAAAAGGGCAAATACACAACAACATCCGCAGGGCTCAGCGTTCCGAGACAGAACGGCAAGAACGTTTGTCTTGAAGCTCGAGAGTTTTACGGAATGATTATCAACGGAGAGCGAATCTTGCATACAGCGCACCAGGTGAGGACGTCAAAAAAATCGTTCAGGCGACTTGCTGCGATGTTCACAGATAAACGTCACCCAGAAATAACCGCAATCGTCAAAAATATTCGTTATACGAACGGCGAGGAACAGATTGAGCTGGACAATGGCGGCTCGATTGAGTTCTCAGCACGATCGAGACAGGCGGCCAGAGGATTCGATGGAATCAGTCTGGTCGTTTTTGATGAAGCTCAGGAGCTGACCGATGATCAGGTTGAGGCTATCATGGCAACACTGTCAGCGTCGGCAACAGGTACTCGACAAATTATATACACAGGAACACCACCCTATCCGAATTGTCCAGGAGACGTCTTCCGAAGAAGGCGAACAGCCTGTACGGAGGATCCAGGCAAACATGACGCCTGGCATGAGTGGGGAGTCGAAGCAAAATCTATCAAGGACATCGACACTTCGAACAAAAAACTGTGGTATGCGTCGAACCCAGCTCTCGGAATCCGACTGGATGAAGAGTTCACAGCTGAGGAACAACGAAGCATGTCCGCCGATGGATTTGCCAGGGAACGACTCGGATGGTGGACTCCGATTCTAACTCATGCGACTGATTACGCTATCAAACAGGATTTATGGGACAGGGCGGCATCTGATGAAATGAAACCAGAAGGCAAAACAGCCTTCGGAGTTAAGTTCTCAGCCGATGGGGCTGAGGTAGTGCTCTGCGGAGCAGTTATTCCGAAGGAAGGCAAGGCAAGAATCACCCTCCTGGATAGAAAACCGACAGGTTATGGAACTCAATGGCTTGCTGACTGGCTCAATGCTCGCTACGACAAGGCATCCTGTGTGATCATCGACGGAAAAAACGGCGTTGATGTGCTGATTGATAAAATCAGCGGCACCTGGAAGATGAAGGGCTCAGTCATCCGACCGAAGGCGACAGAAATGATCGCAGCGGTCAGCCTTCTGATGGATTCACTCAATGAGGAGTCGCTTACATGGTATAAGCCGCAGACGATGCTCCGGGACAGCGCCATCACAAGCGTAAAACGTCCAATTAGTGGCGGATGGGGCTTTGGTGGTGAAGACTCAACGCCTATCGAGGCGTGTGCATTGGCTTTATATGGTGCCAAGACCAGTCGCAGGGACCCATCGAGGCGCATGAGAATTGGATAATATTACAAGCCATAGGGTAGCTCCCGAAAAGAGATAATCGCTAATCTCCTGGGCTTGTATATTTATAGCGAGTTTACGAAAGCGAGGTAAACAATGGAAAAATGGAAAGATATTGAAGGATTAGAAGGCTGTTATCAAATCAGTAACTGTGGAAGAGTGAAAAGCCTTGAACGATATGCTGAAAATGGGCGAAAAGTTAATGAAAGGATTTTAAAAACAAGGATTAACAAGCAGGGCTATGAGTATGTATGTGTTCAGAAAAATAAAAAACGAATAGCTATCAAGGTGCATCGAGAGGTTGCAAAAGCTTTTATATCTAATCCGAATGACTATGTTGAAGTTAATCACAAGGATGAAAACAAACTAAATAACCATGTAAATAATCTGGAATGGTGCGACCGAAAATATAATGCTAATTATGGAACAGCTATAAAAAGAGCTTCCTTGACTCGATCCTTAAATCATATTCTTTTGATAGAACAATTTGATATGGAAGGCAGTTTTATTAAAACTTGGAAGGGTCCACGCGAGGTTGAAGTCGAGACAAATAATAAAATGCGGGCGACAAATATTATTGCATGCTGTAGAGGAAAATATAAAACTTCATATGGATTCATATGGAAATATAAAGACGATAAGCAAATAAGAGGAGAAAATCATGATCGAGCTAAACGTGCAGCAGATCGCAGGACTCGACGAGAGGGAAATTGCTGATCTGACAAAACTAATCGACAATTTCAACTATCATTCGAGCAAGAATGTCGAAAAACAGAAATATTATGAGGGTAAAGTCTCATTAAACGATGTTAACCTTGGCATTGCGCTGCCTGAGGGACTGCAAAAACTGGAAATCGGCTGCGCATGGGGCGCGAAAACAGTTGACGTCCTTGCTGCAAGGTCAATGTTCGACGGATTTGTGGGAGTGAATGGCACTGACGTCGAGGATCTTGACCGAATTGCCATTGATAACAACCTCTTGACTGAGTATGCGAAGGCTTGCCGAGACGAATTGAAGCTCGGATGTACGTTCGCAACACTCTCAGCAGATCCTGAGATTGGAGTCAAAATCCGTTTTCATAGTCCGATGACAGCTGGAGCGCTATGGGATGGAGTTCAAGGCAGAATCAAGTGCGGGTTTGCGATCATTGATTCAGTTCCAGACAATAACACCGAGCTTTTTGTTCCGTCATTGATAAATTATTACACTTCGGACAGCATCTGGGTGCTTCAAGGCAACAATGGAAGCTGGACAGCCACAAGATATCCTCACAAACTAGGTCGTCCGATGATGGAGGCACTGATCTGGAATGCGACAAGCGACAAACCTTTTGGTCGTTCCAGGATAAAAGAACCGATCAGACGTCTGATCGATGGATATATCAGAACAATCGCAAATGCGACGATTGGTCTTGAGTTTGCAACGAGCCCTCAGAAGTATCTCCTGGGAGTGACTGACGACCAGTTTGACGCAGTAGTGTCCAATAAGTTCCGCCAGTACGTCGGAAGTATTATGACAGCGACAACAAATCCTGATTCTGGCCAGAATCCTGTTTTCGGACAGCTGCAGCAGGGAACAATCCAGCCTCATGTTGAAATGATGCGACTTCTTGCAACGCAGTTCTCAGCTGCTTCAGGACTGACAGTGACGGACACTGGTGTAGTAAATGATGCAAATCCAACCTCAAGCGATGCAATACTCGCTCAGAGCCAGACTCTTGTCGCTATGGCTGAGCAGTTGAACGCTGGAAATGGTGTCGCTCTGAGAAATATCGCATTGATGGCTCTTGCTATCAAGAAAAAGGTCAGAATCGAGGAATTATCCGAGGAGGATCTTGAGGTTATTGCTCATTTTAAGAATCCAGCAATGCCAAGCGTGGCAATTACTACGGATGCAGCTATCAAGATAGCATCAGCAAGAGAAGGATTCGCCGAGACTGACACATTCCTGGAAATGATCGGATTTGACAAGGCTCAGGTTCGAAGAATCAGAAGCCAGGAAGCTCAGGCGAGGGGGCTTGCTGTTTTAGGAGAGTTAGATGCAGATATCGAATAAGCAATGGAAACAATATCAGAGAAGATTGTCGCGGATCAGCGAAAAGGCCAGCGCAGAAATGAGCGCATGGATAGTCGCAAATGGCGGATATCAGTCGATTCAGTTTGAGGCGGCCATCGCTAAGGCTTACGAGTTGGCGACAAAATACGGCGAAGCCTCGGCAGCTCTGTCGGCTCTGATGTATGACACAATTGCGGACCTCAGTGGAGCGGCAGTTCCTGCGGCAACAGTTGCAAACACTGCGACAGTCGGAGAAGTCTCAAAAGCCATCTACGGAGCGAGCACTTATTCGCAAAATGATGATTATATTTCTGGCATAGTTGGAAGGATGGTCAAACAGGCAGGTGCAGACACTACTCTTCAGAATGCCAGGAGAGACGGAGCGGAGTTCGCCTGGATCTCAGTCGGAGATACATGTGCATTCTGTGAGCTTCTGTCGGCAAGTGGATGGCAGAGAGCATCGAGCGAGACAATAAAGGGCAATCATGCCGAACATATACATTCAAATTGTGATTGTCAGTTTATGGTTCGATTCAATTCGAACACAAGTATTCAGGGATATAAACCGAATACAAAACTATATTCTGAAACTGAAGGAAGAACGATGGAAGAAAAGGCGAACACCCTTCGACGTCAGAATTATGCCAAGAATAAAGAGAAGATAAACGAACAAAAACGAATCGCTTATCAAAAAAGAACAGAGGAATTAGACAGCTCCAGCGCGGAAGAATCCACGGCTGGGGCTGTTTGATTATAAACGGCAACTCGTGCCATTAAAACGAGGAATATTTTACTCATTTGGAGGATTTTAAACATGGAAACTGTGAATCAGGAAACAAATGCAACTACTAACCAGGCTCAGTCTGAGCCAGCAAATGACAAGATGATCCCTCAGGACGAAGTCAACAAGATCGTCCAGGACAGAATCAGCCGCGAACGAGCAAAGTTTGCGGATTACGAGGAAATGAAGGCAAAGGCTGCCAAGTTTGATGAAATGGAAGAGGCAGGAAAGAGCGAGCTTCAGAAGGCTCAGGACAAGGTTCAGGCTCTTGAGGCTCAGATCCAATCAATCAACAAGGAGAAAGAAATCAGCCAGATCAGAACACAGGTGGCACAGGCCAAGGGCGTGCCAGCAGACCTCTTGACGGGAGAAACACAAGAGGCGTGTGAATCACAGGCCGACAAAATCTTATCGTTTGCACAGGCTCAGAGTTATCCAGTCGTCAAAGACGGCGGTGAGCCTCACAACGTGACTAAAAAATCCACTCGAGACAGCTTCAAAGAGTGGGCAGAAAAAAGTTTATAATTTTAGGAGGACAAAATCATGTCAGGAATTCAGACAAACAGAACAAACATCGATCTTCCTGTTGATGTATCAGCAGAGATCATCCAGAAGACACAGGAAGGCTCTGCTGTTATGCAGCTTGCAAGACAGATCGCACTTCCAGGCAGAGGCTTATCAATCCCGGTTATCACTTCAGATCCTGAAGCTGCATGGGTTGACGAGACAGATAACAAGCCAGTTTCAAAACCAGGTCTTGACTCAAAGACAATGAGAGGCTACAAGCTCGCTGTTATCGTTCCATTCTCAAATCAGTTCAGAAGAGACGCTGCAGCTTTATATGATGCACTTGTTGAGAGACTTCCAGGAGTTCTTGGAGCTAAGTTCGACTCAACAGTTTTCGGTGCTACACAGGCACCTGGAGATGACTTCGACACATTTGCATCTGTAAACGCTCACAGCCTTGCTTCTGATGTATATCAGGGACTTGTTGATGCAGACACAGACATCGCTCTGAATGGCGGTATCACAAACGGTTATGTTATCTCTCCACAGGGTAAGGGAATCCTTCTCGGTGCTACTGATGACAACAAGAGACCTCTCTTCATTAACAATGTGGCTGAGGGAGCAGTTCCAATGATTCTTGGATCAAGAGTTCAGCTCAGTAAGGGCGCATATGTTGCTGGTTCACCTTCAACAGTTGGTTTTGCTGGTGACTGGACAAAGGCTCTTTATGGAATCGTTGAGGGAGTTGACATCACATTCTCATCTGATGCATCTCTCACGCTTGCAAATGGCACTACAATCAACCTCTTCCAGAGAAATATGTTCGCAGTTAGAGCAGAGATTGAAGTTGGATTCGTTGCTGATACTTCTGTATTCACAAAGATCACAGCTTCAAGCGTTCCTAGCTTCTAAGATAAACAATATGGAGTCGGCTTCGGTCGGCTCCTGATTTTTTAAAGGAGTAAAACGATGGCATACGCAACAGTTGAAGACGTACAGGCAAGAATGAGCCGCACAATGAGCGCAAGCGAACAGGCAGTTTGCTCAAATCTCCTGGATGATGCGGCCGTTATTATTGACACTTACAACGTCAACGCTACTGCGGACAGCAAGAAGGTCGTTTCTTGCCGCATGGTCATGAGAGCCATCGGGGACGGAGACGGCGGTGGTATTCCGATGGGAGCAACCCAGGGCTCACAGAGTGGGCTTGGTTATTCTGAGAGCTGGACGATAGGAAGTGGATCGGCTGGCGAGCTATATATTGGCAAGCTGGAAAAGAAGCTCCTCGGTTTAGACAATCAGATCGGAGCCAGCAATCCGCTGGAAGTATTGACAGGAGGCGAACTATGAAGGGAATGACAATCGAACTCGGCGTCAAGACTGAGGTCGGAGTCGACCCTTTTGACAAGCCGATTTATGAAACAAATTATATTGAAGTTGAGGATGTTCTGATCGGACAGCCAAGCTCTGAGGATCTGATCTCAACCCTTGACCTGACAGGGAAGCGGATTGCTTACGTCCTGGGAATACCTAAGGGCGACAATCATGTCTGGGAAGACACCACAGTCAGATTTTGGGGCAAGACATTCCGTACGATCGGATATCCAGAGACAGGAATTCAGGAAAATATCCCGCTGCGGTGGGGAAAAAATGTAAAGGTTGAGGCTTATGGCTAATAAAGTAACGATAAAACTGAACAGCGAGGGCGTGCGCTCACTCCTCAGAAGTGGAGAAGTGCTGGCAGTGTGCGAAAAGTATGCCAACCAAGCCGTCTCAAGACTTGGCTCAGGCTATGAAGTGAGCACATATGTCGGACCAAAACGAGTCAATGCATCAGTCGCAGCTGTCAGTGATTCGGCAAAAAAGGACAACCTTGACAACAATTCATTATTGAAGGCGGTGGGCGCGAATGATTGAGATCATCATCAAAGACTATTTGTCCAGGGCGCTCGATTGCCCTGTAAAACTAGAAAAGGATGGTCGACCTTTTGGACGCTCAGTCTTCATTGAGAGGACTGGCGGACGAGGTCGTTTTTTGAGAGAGTCGACAGTTGCAATCCAGAGTTATGCATCTTCTATGTATGACGCTGCAGCGCTGAATGAGGAGGTCATCCTGGCAATGCAGAATCTCATTGAGGTGGATGATGTGACACATGTTGAACTCAACTCAAATTACAACTATACAGACACGACAACGAAAGAATATCGCTATCAGGCGGTGTTCGATATAACTCATTATTAGGAGGATAAGGAAAATGAACGACGCAACCAAAGTAACAGCTGGAAAGCCTAAGGTTGGCGGAGCAGTCTTCAAGGCAACACTTGGAACAACACTTCCAACAACTGCGACAGAATCACTTGCAGCAGAGTTCGAAGATCTCGGATATATCTCTGACGCAGGTGTTACCAACAGCAACAGCCCATCAAACACAGCAATTAAAGCGTGGGGCGGTGACACTGTTCTCGATGTGCAGACAGAAAAGCCAGACACTTGGAAGTTTGTCATGATTGAAACATCCCGCGAGGCAGTTCTCAAGATGGTCTATGGTGACGGAAATGTTTCAGGAGATCTTGCATCAGGAATCGCAATCGAGGCAAACAGTGACGAGCTTCAGGCTCAGTCATTAGTCATCGACATGGTACTTCGTGGCGGTGGAGCTAAGAGAGTTGTGCTTCCAAACTGCAAGATAACAGCAATTGCAGATATTACATACAGCGACAGCGCTGCTGTTGGTTATGATGTAACACTCAGCTGCTATCCAGATGATAATGGTAACACTCATTATGAGTATATTATCGGCGAAGCTGATCCATCACTGTAAGAATAAAAGGAGGGTGTAAATGATTACTGGCAAATTATCAAATGGATTTGAGGTAGAAGTAAACGAAGAAAAATTAAAGACTTATAAGTTTGCAAAAATGATAGGAAAGTCGGTCTCAAGCGACGTAAAAGAGAGATTATATGCAAATGCAATGATCCTCGAATATTTGTTAGGGGAAAAGGGGGAAGAAGCCCTCTTGGAATACGTCGAGAAGACAACCGGACACGAACCAACTGAAAAGGAAATGTCAGACCTCACTGTAGAAATCATAAATCTGATGAAACAGGAGGATGAAGAGATAAAAAAATCTACATCCTCGGAAGAATCATAGAGGAAGCCGAGGATGAACTGATATGTGACTTTGCAGAAACATACAGAATCTATGACTATAAATCGCTGCCAATTGAGTTGGTGGCGATTTTTGCTTGTGGGCTGAAAAGCGACGCACGAGTTTGGCGAAAGCTGTCCGGAGGAAAAGATTTTGACAGAGAATTGATGGCAGCCATGTACGACTGTCTAAAGATGCTGGTCTGGCTTAATTCAAGTGACGGTCAGGAAGGCATTAACAGACCAAAATCACTCTACGAAACTCTGTTCGGGAACAAGAATGAAAAAGAGAGTGACACGATGAACTTCGAAACACCAGAAGACTTTCGTCGAGAGTGGGAAAGGATAACAAATGGCAACAATAGCTGATGCATATGTACAGATCATCCCTTCTGCAGAAGGAATATCAGGGAATCTGTCTAATATATTAAATAACGAAGCAGACAGTGCCGGAAGCGCCAGCGGAAGCAAGTTCTCGACTGCATTCACTAGCGGCCTGAAAACCGTTGCAACAGGAGCGGCTGTGGCATTTACAGCAGTATCCACAGGAATAGCAGCGGTAACTACAGAGAGTGTAAAAAGTTATGCAGAATATGAGCAGCTGGTTGGCGGCGTTGAAACCTTGTTCGGTACTCAGGGACAGAGCCTGCAGGAATACGCTGACTCGATAGGCGTTACTGCAGAGGAAGCAAAAGAGAAATATACATCCCTGGAAACAGCGCAGACCACTGTCATGGAAAACGCTGCAGAGGCATACAAGACAGCAGGAATCTCAGCGAATGACTATATGGAGCAGGCGACATCAACAGCAGCAGCTCTTGTTAGTTCGTTAGGCGGTGACACGGAAGCTGCAGCAAACCTCGCTGATCAGGCCATTATAGACATGTCTGATAATGCGAACAAGATGGGTACTTCAATCGAAAGCATCCAGAACGCATACAGCGGATTTGCAAAAGGCAACTTCACAATGCTGGATAACTTAAAACTTGGATACGGCGGAACCAAGGAAGAGATGGAAAGGCTCTTGGAAGATGCAGAAGCGCTTTCAGGAGTGGAATACGATATATCCAGCTACGCAGATATAACAGAAGCTATTCACGTTGTCCAGGAGGAGATGGGAATAGCAGGAACCACAGCAAAGGAAGCGACAGAAACCATATCTGGTTCATTACAGATGGTATCAGCTTCATGGACAAACCTGCTAACAGGAATGTCAGATGAAAATGCGGACCTGGATAGTCTTATTTCACAGCTTGTTGATTCGGTAGCCATAGCAGCGGATAACCTGATTCCGGTTGTTGAAACAGCACTCACGGGAGCGGCTGATGTTGTGGAGGCAGTTATCCCGGAGATGGTAGACAGAATCCCGTCACTTGTTACAGAAACCCTGCCACAACTGGTAGACAGTGGAATAAGCATAATAGATTCAATTATTACAGGTTTAAATGAAAATGCTGACACCATCGGCGAATCAGCGGCCGAAATTCTTACAAAACTGACGACTTCATTTTTAAATCTCGCGCCTGAACTGCTAGAAAGTGGATTGGTCATCGTTGAAAATCTAGCCAACGGAATCGGAAGCAACCTCGACGTGATAATTCCAACAGTAACGTCGGTCATATTATCCATAACTGAAATATTGATTTCACACATAGATGAATTGATTTCAGCAGGTCTCACGATATTTTTGGGACTGATTGACGGAATAATTTCAGCAACGCCTCTCATAATCGCCGAGATTCCAGTTCTCCTGAATTCTCTGATTACAGAACTGACATCGAGTGCGACTCAAATTGCGGAGGCTGGAATCACATTGTTCTCAGCTCTGACGGAAAATCTTCCAACAATAATCGATTCGATTGTTGTTGCCATTCCTGGCATAGTAGACGCTTGCGTGGACTTTTTCACAAATGGCGGATGCGCTCAGATGTTAGAGGCAGGCTACACGCTTTTTGTTGCTCTGATCTCTAATCTTCCGGCGATTATCTCTGCGATAGTTTCAGCAATCCCACAGATAGTCAGCTCAATTGTCTCAGCATTTGCTGGAAGAACTGGCGACATGAAGTCAGCAGGATCCGAACTTATGACAAGCGTGGGCGATGGTCTTGATTCTGTTGTTGATTCTATAAAATCATCGATAACTTCGACAGTATCTGGCTGGGTATCAGGAATCACTTCAACAGTCAGCTCCTGGAAGGATGCAGGAAGTCAGCTCTTGACTGGACTGTGGAACGGTATCAGCGACAAGGCTCAGTGGGTCTATAACCAGATCACTGGCATGGGCTCAACGATCATCAACAAGGTCAAGGGTATATTTGGAATAGCATCACCTTCGAAGGTATTTGCTGAGATTGGTGGATATATGGCCGAAGGTCTTGGAGTCGGTTGGGATGAAGAGATGAAGGAAGTACAGAACGACATCAACGGCGACTTGACATTTAAGACATCGATAGAATCACCAACCGTAACAGCTCCGGCAACAAATACCCTGGCAGGAACCACATTCTATATCAAGGAAAGCATAGACCTGGGAGATACCCAGCTAAAAGAGATAATCAGCAAATACACAATACAACAGATTGGAAACGAGACGCGAGCTGTGAAGGTAGCTCAGGGAGGTTTCTATGGTATATAACGGAACAATAACATTCAAGGGGACGTCTTCAGGGACGTTCCCTTTAATTATTACAGAACCGCCTCAGGTTATTCACTCGGAGCTGATAACGGAAGAGTATCAGATCCCAGGAAGAGACGGAGTCCTATATGGTTCTAATCCATATCGAGGAAGCGCTCAGATCAGCGTCAAGATGGCGCTAAAAACTAGCCAGGCAATCACAAGCAACGTCTCAGCCTATAAAACGGCATACAGACAGGTGATGCAGTGGCTTCAGGGGACAGGCAATCTTGTGATAGGAGACTCACAGGATTCGTTTTATGAGGTTCAAAAAATAGAGATATCGACTGATCAGCGAATCGTGCTGCAATATGGTGAACTTGAGGTCACGTTCACAGTTTACCCTTTTGAGTTCCTGAACACAGGGAACACAGCAGTCAGCAGTTACAGCTCACTTGCAAACGATGGGGACGAGTGTGCGCCTCTTTATAGGATCACAGGCACAGGAAGCGGCTCACTCACAGTTAACGGCCACACAATGACATTCTCGGCCAATACTGGGGAGCTATACATCGATATCAGAAGAAAAATCGCATACAACGCAAATGGAGTTAATCAAAATAGCGTGATAAGCGGAGACTATGACGACATGAGGCTTCAGCATGGAACCAACTCGATCAGCGTATCGGGAGGAAGCCTCAGGGTTTATCCAAAATGGGGATTTAAAATATGATCTGTATATATTCTCAAAATAATACAAATTATGAGGCAAATGGCGATGCAGTGCTGGAACCTATCTCATGTGATCTTGAGATTACGATCAACGGAGCATGGTCCCTCACCCTTGAGCATCCATATGATCCTGAGGGCAAATATAAATATATAGCTGAGGGAGCAGTCATTCGAGCAGATATTCGATGCATCAGAGAACTGACAGGCATCCGCCAGCGCTTCCGTATATATGATTACAAGAAGGGACTTCATAGCGTGACAGCGATTGCATTCCCTGTCGCTATGGAGTCAACTTATGACGCGCCAATTGATAACCTGGTGATCCAGAATAAGACTGGAATCCAGGCAATGGCTGACCTTCAGACAAAAACAAACAAATACACTCTCGCAACCGACATCACCAAGATAGCATCGAGCAGTTTTGCAAATACAAACGTTAACAGCGCGATTGCAAGTGGCTCGAATAACTGTTTTATCAAGGTCTGGGGCGGCGAGATCCTATACGATAATCTAACATTTAACGTTAAGGGCAGGATCGGAGACACTGAGGCAGGTGATCATCAGGTTACATACGGCCACAACCTCACCGATATCACATATACGAAGGACGATTCCGGGCTCATAACGAGAATCTATCCAATCAGCCAGGACAGCATCCGCCTGAATGGCACAGGCTACGTCGACAGTCCTAAAATATCGGACTATCCAGTTATTCACAGCCATTTTATCCAGGCACCTTATTCGCTTATAAACACGGATGCAGCGTCACCAAGTCAGACGGCTCAGCAGACAAGGACATCGGGAGCGGCTGTCAATACATCAGCGAACACCCTGGCTTTATCCTCATATAGCACAGCCCTGGCGGCGGGATATGAACCTGAGTACATCAAGGGGATCCGCCAGGAGATTATCCAGGCAGTTCAGACAATGGCGCTTGCCAGTGTTATAAGTACGAGCCTATATAATTATTTAAGCGGTATAATCTCCAATGCCATGAGCTTCATGTCGGAGCTGGAACAGCCAGCCTGGGACTGGATGGGCTCCTGGGAAGATGGCTGGAAGTATGGAAACGAAAACGGCTTTGCAGTGAACAGATACGTCAAGATAGGCAAAACATGGTCATATTTCAACGCGGAAGGCTACTGGGAAGAACCAAGAGATGACAGTGGAACATGGGACTGGTATCAAGCCCAGGCAGACCCTGGTCGAAGATATGGCAATTTTACGCATTATTATGCACACAATGAAAACGTATATATAACTATGAGCGGAACGCTCACGAAGTATTATTTTGACTCGGATGGCTGGTATGATGACAGCAAGACCGAAGCATCAACCTGGGACTGGCATGGTTCAGGAACCGCATCAGATCCTTATTGGTTTGGCGAATCAGGTGCCACATCAGAAGAATCAAACAAATATGCTCATGATTGTTGGCTCTTCATAGATGGATCACTGTATTTCTTCGATCATTTTGGATATTATACGCCAGGCAATAAGTTCGCCGATTATCAGTGGGACTGGGTTGAGACTTCGGACGGCTTCTGGTTCGGCAATGCTATCGATCAGACCTATGGAGCGGTATATCTCAAGAGTCAGTGGGCCAAGATAAACGGCGACTGGATCTATTTTGACGAGAATGGTTATGCAGTCCAGGAGAATGCGAGCCAGTCGGCTGCTGTTGAAGTATTTACAACAGGAATGGCAGGACTCAAGACTGTTGTCGATGCTCAGACTACAATTTTATATGATCTGTTATATTCTCTCATGACTCAGTATGCAAACAGTCGTTATGCCGCGGGAGTAGACGTTCCGGCTGTTACGATCACGGTTGACATGGCTGACTTGAGCAAAACAACCGAATATGCAGGATTTGAGAATCTTGAGACTGTAAAGCTCGGTGATGCTGTTATCTGTACAGACAACGAGCATAATATCTCAATGACTTCCAGAGTTATCGGCCTGACCTATGACTGCATCAGAGATTTTAACTCGACTGTTGTGATCGGTAAGGCTGGCGCTTCTATATCCTCAATCGTTGGAAATGCAAACAGCGAGGTTGTAACAGGTGGATTCGACACGACTGCACTTGAGGCTCAGATTGCAGCTCTTCAGGGCAAGGTTGGCGATATCTTCATGAATGACGCCTCTATCGTTTCGAACGGTGTCGGAAGATTTAAAATCCAGCCAGGCACTAACATATCAATCTCCAGGAGCGGTAACACGTTGACCATCAACTCAACAGCAGAGGGAGGAGATGGAGACGTAAGTCTTTATTATGGTACAGAAGAACCTTCTGGGATGATAGGCGATGAAAATGATATATATCTATACATGAATGAGGTCATTTCAAACACTCGCGCATGGTTTGCAATGGATAGAGGTTCAGCTTTTAGAAATTATAATCAAGCACCTGACAGCACACAAAAAATCATGAATTTCTGGGTGTCGTTTTATGATTCATGGGAATATCACAGTTATATCTTGTTTTCATTGTCTGGACTTGTTTCTGGTAAAAAATACCGCGTGCATTTTACATTTGCACCTGAAACAACTCCGTCGTTGTATGGAGTGGGTGAATTGTATGGTGTTGCGGTACAAACATATCGCGGTTGCATTGATATGAGAAATTGGTCGAGTGAAATGGTTTCGAACGGCGAGTTTAAACATTTTACTAACACAAATTATGGCGATTGGTATTATCAGAGTTTTTATGAGGATGCAGTTGCTCACACCTATGAGTTTGATTTTATTGCACCATCAGGAATAACATATTTTGGAGTATATTGCGACAGAGTATCAGGACAGGCAGAACTACCTGTTGCTATGACGAATCTAATCATTGGAGAAACGACTCACGGATATGAAATCAAAGAAATATATTACAAGATAGATGGATTATGGAACCTTGACAGACGTGCAAAATACGAAGCTGGCTCAAATATAGATATTACTGACAAGGTTATCAGTGCAGACCTTTCAAGCAGAATCCCATTAAGTGAAAAGGGAACAGCATTAGGAGTTGCAGAACTGGATGCAAACGGAAAAGTTCCTAGTACTCAGCTTCCTTCATTCGTGGATGATGTAATTGAGGGCTATCTGTACAACGGTGCGTTTTATGAGGACTCAACGCATCAGACACTGATTACGCCACAAGATGGCAAGATATATATTGATTTGACAACAGAAAAGACTTATCGATGGAGTGGCAGCACATATGTCGAGATAAGCACGAGTCTGGCACTGGGTGAAACCAGTTCAACTGCATACAGAGGAGACCGAGGTAAGACTGCATATAATCATTCACAGCTGACAAGCGGCAACCCTCACAATGTGACAAAATCTGACGTTGGTCTGGGAAATGTTGGAAACTTCAAAGCAGTGTCAACAGTTGCAAATCAGGGACTATCCGCAACAGAGAAGGAAAACGCCAGGGCAAACATAGGAAGCCCAACAAAAACGAGCGACCTTCAGAATGACAGTAATTTTGTTGTTGATGCAAATTATGAACATTTACCGTTGACGGTTGTTAATGGGAAACTATGTATTGTTTATGATAATGGAGAGGAGTGAGGACAATGGCTACAGTAACAGAACCAATAATGACCGATGCAACAGGACAAGAGATAGTTGATAAATTAGGCGAACTTGCGAGTGCGGTGAAACCAAATGCGAGCGACATTCCATTGACTCCTCCGTCTGGTATGACAGCGACTAATGTTCAGGATGGAATTAGTGAGCTAAAGCAGAGTTTAACTGACTTACAATTTAAAGCCGTAACAGGACATTCAGTAGGTACAGCAGAACTTTCACTTCCTAGTAGTTGGGATGAATTGATATTGCAAGTTTATGTACAACAGAGTATTTTAACTACTATTGTTTTAAATCCAATGGTTCCGAATAGTTATATAAATATAGGTTTAGGTTCTTATGGTACTTCATGGGCTATTGGACAGATTAAGAAAGACAAAGTTAAGATAAGAACTGTTAATTGGGGCGGAACTGATTTGACAGAAAATGCATCTCTTTATGCTTTCTATAAGAAATATTAAAATAAATAGAGGTTTACTGAGATAAAAAAGCATTTTGTTGATTACCCAAAGGCCAAGAAAGAAAACAAAAATGGAAAATGCATTTTTCTACCGAGGAAATAAAGTCGGCGGAGGTGGCGGAGGTGGCTCAGATGTTGAAGTCACCCAAGTATTAACCGAGGGCACAAAAATCGCAAGCATTGAGGTTGATGGAGAGTCAACCGATTTATTTGCTCCACAAGGCGGTGGAGGTGGCGGTTTTTCGATAACTGATTTATGCACAGTGGGTGCTCAAGACATCGGAACTTTAACACTCAACGACTCTATTCTTAATTATGATGTGATAATCGTTGAATGTTGCCGTGATACTTCATTTGTACAAAGAGGTAATATATGGTTACCAGTTGCGATAATAGACCAATCAAGTCCATATAGACGTTATAGGTGTGTTTGTCCGACTGGTTCAAGCGGTCAAGATGCGTCATATGATTTTTATTTTCAAAATAACAATCAAATCGTAAAATCTTATAGTTTTGGCTCGTTTTTATATTCGGTTAGAGGAGTCAAGTTTAGTTAACAGCATAGGAGGACAACAATGTTAGAAGAAATCTGGAACATATTTCAAGTAGCTTGCGCTGGGATTATAACAATCGGAGGAGCTGGAGCTGTTATCGTAGGTTTATACAAGTGGGCGAAAAAGCCAGACGATAACCGTGACGAGCTTCTCAAGAAACACGAGGAACTACTCGACAGCGACAACAAACGCCTCAAGGAGCTGGAAAAGGAACAGGCGGAAATGAAGGAGGCTCAGAGCGTTCTGATGAAATCAATTCTTGCGCTTATGAGCCACGCCATTGATGGTAACCATCAAGAAGAGTTGAAGTTGGCGAGAGATGATATGCAAGAATATTTATTGAGGAGGTAGCATCATGAAATTACCAGATAAACTATATAATATTTTAAAATGGATCTGTTTGATAGCACTGCCAGCCCTGGCAGTGTTTTATTTTACCCTGGCGAAAATCTGGGGGCTTCCTTATGAGGCGGAGATTCCTGCGACAATCAATGCTGTCGCAGTTCTGATCGGCGCTCTGATCGGAATATCTCAAATCACAATCAATAAGGAGGGCAGAATCGATGAAACGAAGTGAAGTTGTATCAATCATCAATAATCTGGTTGGAACCCAGGGACACCAGAAGGTCCTGGAGGTCTACAACAAACAGAATCCTCTTCCGAGAGGCTATAAGCTCCAGGCAAAAGACTCCTGGTGTGCCGCCACTGTAACGGCGGTTTTTTTAATGGCTGGAAAATGTGATTTTGCAGAGTGCAGCTGTGTGATGATGATCCACAAGGCGAAAAATCTTGGAATCTGGGTCGAGGATGATGCATATATTCCAAAGCCTGGCGATGTGATCATGTATGACTGGCAGGATGCTATTCTAGGAAATGATCAGGGCACTCCTGATCACACTGGAATTGTTATCGGATGCGACGGAAAGAATATAACAGTTCGCGAAGGTAACAAGAGCAATAATATGGGCAACAGGACGATAAAGGTTAACGGCAAATATATCAGAGGATTTATAACGCCAGTATTTGAAGAGGAGGACGAGGACATGGGAATGCCACAGATCAAAAAAGGAGACAAAGGAAAAGCTGTCGCAATCTGGCAGTTGATTGCTGATGCTCACCCTGATGGGATATTCGAAGACAATACACTGGAAGCAACAAAGATCTTTCAGAAGAATCACGGCCTTACGGCTGACGGAATTGTCGGACCAAAGACATGGGCTGAAGGATTCAAGTCAATATAGCCCTCTCACTATTCTACACCCCAACATAGAGCCCTTGGAGTCCACCCTGCTCCTTGGGCTCATTTTTTAGTTGACATCATGCAATCGGACGTTATATGCTATTTTGACGTAAGAGCATGATAAAAAAGGGAAATAAAAAGGGAAATAAACGGATAAAAACGGCATATTTGAAACAATCAGGATATAGGCTGAATGGCTCGGAAGGCGCTAAAACAAAGGAAAAGCGCTGAAATCAAGTATTTGCAGAAAATGCCTGATATACCCGTCTGGTGCATCTAGTAACTTGTAAAAAGCTAATAAAATAGCGATCTTCGAGTTATAACCGAATTAAAAAAGGGAAATAAAAGGGAAATAAAAGAGGGGTTCTCACGCGCTGAGAGCCCCATATTTTAATTTTATGGACTTAGTGGCACAATTTACCGCCCAAACAAGAA